CAGGGATGGTTTTTTTTGGGGGGGGGATGAAAAGGCGTGGCGGGGTGGGGTGGCCGGATGGAAAGGCGTTGCCCGCATTCGCGGATTCGTCTACAATCGCCAGGAAGGCCCCGTACGTGCCCGTGGCGGGCCGCGAACCGCAAAGGAAGGGGTAACCCACGCTCATGACCGGAACGAACGTCCTGGAGGAAATATGGCGGTTCCGCGACGATCCCCTGGGGTTCACCCTCTTCGCCTTCCCATGGGGCGAAAAAGGGGGACCCCTCGAAAACCACCCTGGACCCGACCTCTGGCAGTCCCGCGTCCTCGAATCCCTGCGGGAAGGATGCCTCCATCCCAACCTTCCCTGCCGCATCGCCGTCTCTTCCGGGCACGGCATCGGGAAAGGGGCGCTCTCCGCCTGGGTGATCCTCTGGTTCATGTCCACCCGGGAAAACCCCCAGATCGTCGTCACCGCCAACACCTCCAACCAGTTGTCCAGCAAAACCTGGCGGGAACTGGCGAAATGGCACAAAATGGCCATCAATGCGGACTGGTTCGTCCACACCGCCACCCGCTTCTATCACAAGTCCCGCCCCGACCTCTGGTTCGCCTCGGCGATCCCCTGGTCCGAGGAACGCTCCGAAGCCTTCGCCGGAACCCACGAGGAGAACGTGCTGCTGCTCTTCGATGAGGCCTCGAGCATCTCGGACAAGATCTGGGAAGTGGCCGAAGGGGCCATGACCACCCCCGGGGCCTTCTGGCTGGTGATGGGCAACCCGACCCGGAACACCGGCCGGTTCCGGGAATGCTTCCGCGAATTCAAACACCGCTGGAAAACCTTCCAGATCGACTCGCGCACCGCCCGGATGACCAACAAGGAGATCCTCCAGCAGTGGATCGAGGACTGGGGGATCGATTCCGACTTCGTGAAAGTCCGCGTCCTGGGGGAATTCCCATCCCAATCCACCGCCCAATTAATCCCCGAAAACGCCGTCCAGGAGGCCATGAACCGCTCCCCAGGCGTCTCCGAATACCGGGATTCCCCCATCCTTCTCGGGGTGGACCCCGCCTACTTCGGGGATGACGAATCCGTCCTCTGTGTCCGCCAGGGACTCAAAATCCACTCCCTCCGCCGCTACCGGTCCATCGACACCCAGCAACTCGCCATGGAGGCCGCCCGGACCGCCGGGGAATGGAGCGTGGACGTGATCTTCGTGGACGCCACCGGCATCGGCGCGGGCGTCCATGACCGCTTGCAGGAAATCGGATTTCAATCCATCCCGGTCATGGCGGCGGAACGCCGGGGGGTCAACCACCCCTACTACAACCTCCGGTCCCAAATGTGGAACCGGATGAAGGAATGGATTCTCCTCGGCGGATCCCTCCCCAAAGACCCGGACCTCCTACGCGAACTCACCACCCCGGAATACTTTTACTCGAATTCCGGATTGCTCCAGTTAGAGAAAAAAATAGACATCAAGTCCCGGCTCAACCGCTCCCCGGACGCCGCCGACGCCCTGGCGCTCACCTTCGCTTACCCCGTCACCCTCATTCACCGGCACACCGGTTTCCTCACCCCGTCCGCCGACCGGCGCGCCAGCGCCAACGCGATCACGGGGTATTGATCTTCCTCCGCCGCGTCCCCTGCAACCAGGCCTCCACATCCCCCCACCGGTACCGGACGCTGCGCGGCCCCAATTTGAAATACGCCGGAGGCAACCCCGCCGCCCGCCGCCCCGCCAGATACCCCGGAGACACCCCCAGGTACCGCGCCAACTGCGCCGGGGAAAACAGCGACTCCGGACTCCGCACCTCTTTCGTGGTGATATGCAATCTTTTGCGAACCATGATTAATCCTCCTGATTCATTCTGTTCTTTCGTGTAGTATTATGCGACTGTTTCAAAATAGATCATAGATTCGCGATATGAATTATTAGATTCTTATTTTATATCATCCAGATGAATGAATGGATGGATACAGGGAAACTATAACGTAATGTTGCAACAGGCATTATTCTATGCCTGAAAATTTCAAGGAGTCTTCTCATGGTTTTCGCGGAATACCCGGTTATCAGCCGTCCTCCCCGCGAGCAGATCACCCAGCCGCTCGTGGACGCCATGGATTTGGAGACGGAGGATTTGGATTTAGAGCAGTTGCAGTCCGCTCCCAATGTGGCGGAATTGCTGGAGGAGAACGACCGGAACGCGATCGGACAGCGGGTGTTGCGGGATTACGAAGTGGACGAGGCCTCGTTGGAGGATTGGCGGAAGGGGGTGGAGGAAGGGCGCAAGCTCTTCCAGATGCTGACCAAAGAGAAGACCTTCCCCTGGCCGGGGGCGTCGAACGTGGTGTATCCCCTGATCGCCCAGGCGGTCATGAACTTTCACGGAAGGGCGTATCCCAATCTGGTAAAGGAAGGCCAGGTGGTCCGGGGGCAGGTGATCGGCCCCGATCCGGAAGGGAAGAAGGCGGCCCGGGCCAAGCGGCTGGGGGAAGCCTTGTCCTATTATCTGCTGGAGCGGATGGACAATTGGGAATCGGAGCATGACGCCCTGCTGTTGGATTACGCCATCACGGGGACGGCGTTCAAGAAAACTTATTACGACCCCCGGCGGGGCCATGTGGTTTCGGAGTGGGTGAAGGCGGAGGATTTGGTCGCCCACCAGCGGACGAAGAACCTGCAGCAGGCCCAACGGATCACGCATGTGTACGATCTGTATTTCAACGAGATCGTGGAGATGGTGCGCTCCGGGGCGTTTTTGGACGAGGATTTGAATCCGGAAAGCGCGGACGGAGAGGAGGGGGCCGGGGGGCTGGATCTGGAGCGGCCGCACCGGATTTTGGAACAGCACCGCTGGCTGGATCTGGACAAGGATGGGTACCAGGAGCCGTATGTGGTCACCGTGCACCGGGATTCGGGGAAAGTGCTGCGCATCCGGTCCCGCTTCCGGAAAGTGATTTTCAAGGAGGACGGGGAGCAGCGGAGCGTGGCGCGCATCGAGCCGGTGCATTATTTCACCGTATACCAATTCATTCCTTCGGGTTCGTTGTACGCGCTGGGGTATTCCCAGTTGTTGTACCACGTGAACCAGATGATCAACACCCTGATCAACATCATGATCGATGCGGGGGCGTTGCAGAACGCGGGCGGGGGGTTTTTCAAGGCGGGCGCGGTGAATATCGGGGGAGATCGGAGCCGGACCTTGATGTTCGATATCGGCCAATGGCACGGAATCCATTTCTCGGGGGACGATATCCGCAAGGTGTTGTACGACCGGATTTCCCAGGGGCCTTCCCCCGCGTTATTCAATTTGCTGGATATTTTGATCAAATCCGCCGAAAAATTGGCTTCGATCACGGATGTATTGACCGGCCAGCCCCCCGGCGCGAACGCCAGCCCGACGACGACGCTGGCCATGATCGAGCAGGGGCTGCAGCAATTCAACGCCATTTACCGCCGCCTGCACCATTCCATGCGGGAGGAATTCCAGAAGATCCAGCGGTTGATCCGGGAGTACGATTTCGATTCCCTGCGGGAAGCCCGCCCCGGAGGGGAAGGCGGCGCGCTGGAGGAAACGGATTTCGATCAGGACGGCCTGGTGGATGTCATCCCCGTGGCCGGTCCGGATATGCCCACCAACGTGCAGGAAATGGCCCGCGCCAACCTGCTGCTTCCTTTGATTTCCATACCCGGAATGAACCGGATGGAGATCATCCGGCGGTATGTGAACGCCTCGCAGCAGGAGAACACGGAGATGCTCTTCGACGAGGCTTCGGCGCAGCAGCCGGATATGGAATCCTTGCTGAAGCAGAAGGAATTGGAATTGAAGTACCGCGAGCAGATCATGAAAGAACACAAGAACGCCATGGATCTGGCGTACCAACAGGCGTTGATCGTGAAATTGCGCTGCGATTCCATTCACGCCCTGGCTTCGGCGGAAGCCCAGGAAGCGGGATCGCAGCTGGATCAATACAAGGCCCAACTGGATGAAATCACCAAATTGACCGATCTGATGGCCCAGGTGAACGAGGCCGGTCAGGAAGGGGAGGAACCCGATGTTGCGAAGCAGCCCGGACGCATGGAGCCTCTGGCTGGAAATGCCGGAAACGCAGGACTTCCGCAGGGAGGTGGAGGAATGGATACGGCAGGAGGAGCGCCGCCTGGGGGAGGGAGAATTTTTGGCGGAGTCGGCGGAGAAAGCCTTAATCCAAGTATGCCTGGCGGTGGGCCGGGTGGAGGGATGGACCATGGCGCTGCGCCTCCGGCCTCAACTTCCGGACTCCCGCCGGTCTAGCGAAGGGAAGGATTTGTATCATGCCTGAATACCGGGTGAAACCATTGGGGCACCGGGTCCTGGTGAAGCCGGACGAAGTGAAATCCCGGACGGCGGGCGGGTTGTTTCTGCCGGACACGGTGCGGGACATGGAGAAACAAGGCACGGCGCTGGGCCGCTTGATCGCCATCGGCATAACCGCCTGGAAGGCGTTCGACACGGGGGAACCGTGGGCGGAGGTGGGCGACCATGTCTTTTTTGCCAAATACGGCGGGCAACTCATCAAGACCCCGGACAATCAAGAGTTCCGGGTGCTCAACGACGAAGATTTGACCGCCAAACTGGAAACAGTCTACCAGCCGGGCGAGACCCAGGCGGAGCCTCCGGTGGAATGGGCCGAACTGGCCCGCATGTATGGATTGAACCTGGACAAATTGTCCGAACCTGTGAAGGAGCGTCCTGATGAAAGAGCCTCCGATCGACCCGATGAGCGTGAATGACGCCGTTCCGGAACCCGAAACTCCGGAAAAAGAAAATTCCGTTTCCCGTTGGACGGCGGACGAAATCGCCAACAAATACGGCTGGCGTCCGGAACGCACGGAGAAAGACGATCCGAACCGCCCTTGGATCACCGATCCCGGCGATTACGTGATCAAAGAAATCGAAAACGGACGGAAAAGTCAAAAAGCCTTGCGGCAGATGCGCCAGGAAATGCAGGCATTGCAACGCACGGTCCGCGAATTGCGGGAACAGATGGAAGCGCAAGCCAATCCGGCCCTCAGCCTGCAGCAGCTGGAATCCCAGTTCGAGCGGGCGGTGGAGGAAGGCGACACCAAGCAGGCCCGGGAATTGCGGGATCTGATTGTCCAGATGCAATTGCGGGACAAGCGGCGTCCGGAGCCGGATGAACGGGAAGTCCTGCGGGACAAGCGGATGCTGGAAGAATGGAAAGAGGAAAACCCCTGGTACGAAGAGGAGGAGGACATGGCCCGGTACGCCGACACCGTGTTTTCCCGGTACCAGGGACGAGACGGCAAGTTGACCGAACCGCTGGAAGATGTGCTGGAAAAAGTCAACGAGAAAGTCCGGAAGAAGTTCTCCTCTTTTTTCAATAAAAACCCGGGTCCGGAACGGATGGACGTGGCGGATGTCGCGCCCGCCCGGGGGACGATCGCTCCGGGGAAACGGATCACCTGGCATCAATTGACGCCGCAACAAAAGGCTTTTTGCGAAGATGCCGTCCGGGACGGGACGTTCAAGAACCATCAAGAATGGATCGACGCCCGTTTCAATCAATCCAAGAAAAATTAACAGGGAATTGCCATGAACGAGAACGCGAACAAATCCTCCGCTCCTTCCCGGCCGAAAGAGGGAGCCTTCCCCGGACCGGGGGAGCGCCTGGATCCGGAATATCTGCTGCAGCAAGCCCAGAAATACCGGGCGTTGTGGGAAGAGGCGCAGAAACGCCCCATCTCGCCGTACAGCCGGTTGGAGACCGGTTTGCGGGAAGAGAAGGAATTGGTGGAACGGCGGCAACAGGCCATCGAGCAGAATGACCCCGCCACCGTAATGGAGATCGACCAGCAGATCGATCAATTGCGCCAGAACGCCCCTACGGCCAAACCCCGTCCCAAGCGGACCCCGATCGGGGACCGGAACGTGCTCCGGGTGGAACCCCGGAAAGGCTATCACTACCGGTGGGTGAACGATGATCAGGACCGGCAGCGCGTCCAGAAGTTTCTGGATGCCGGATACGGGTTTGTAACCGAGCCGGTGGAGATCGATGCCGACGGGGAGGCGGGACGGCCCACGCAGATGGGGAAACGGGTCTGCCGCTCCGTGGGCGGCGGGGTGAAAGCGTATCTCATGCAAATCCCCCAAGAGTTTTACGAAGCTGACCAAAAACGGAAAAGCGAACGGGTGGATGAATCGGAAGAAGCGATTCAAGCGACGGCCAAAAAAGTGCAAGGCCGTTACGGAGAAGTGGTCGTCACCCGGTAAGAGCAAAGGAGAGCCATCATGGCGAATGTGAATCGAATCAATGGTTTTCGTCCGGTCGGCACGTTGTTGGGCGGCCCGTGGACGGCTCAGTGCCGCAAAATGTATCACGCGGCGGGCTCCGGGCTGAATCTGAACGTGGGAGATATCGTCGCCCTGTCCGGCGAATCCGACGCGGATGGAGTGCCCGGCGTGGTGATCGCGACCGCCAGCGTGAATGAATACGATGTTCCCGATTCCCAGGCCACCCCATGCGGAGTGGTCGTTGGGATTTGTCCGGCTATCGATAATTTGGTGTATTCGTACATGCCTGGGGCCGTGGCGGGATACGTCATGGTATGCACGGACCCCTATCTCATCATGGAAGTGCAAGCGGACGGCGCGGTGGCGGCCGCGGCGGTCGGCACCAACGCCAATCTGGTGCAGACCATCGCCCAATCTTCCTGCCTGGGGACCTCCGGACAGGAGCTGGACGCCAGCGTGGCCGGGACTACCAGTACGATGATTTTCCAGATTATCGGCATTGCGCAACGCCCCGATAACACCATCAACTCGGCTTACAACAAGGTCTTGGTCACGTTCAACGTGCATCAATTCCTCAGCGTGGGAACGGATGGGGTGTAATGGGGGTTGCAATAAAGGAGAACCCTCATGGCTAATGTAAATCGAATTAACGGATTCCGTCCGGTCGGCACATTGGCCGCCCGGCCCTGGACGGAACGTGTCATCAAGATGTACCACGCCGCCGGGGCCAATCTCAATCTCAATGTCGGCGATGTGGTGAAGTTTTCCGGGACCGCCGACGCGGATGGAGTGCCCGGTTGCTTGATTTGCGGGGCCGGAGAAAAGCCCTGCGGAGTCATCGTCGGCATCTGCCCGTCCATTGACAACCTGGTGTATCCCTATATGCCGGGGTTGGTGGAGGGATACGTGATGGTATGCGTCGATCCGCACGTCATTATGGAAGTGCAGTCCAGCACCGCGGTGGCCGCCGCCAGCGTGGGGTTGAACGCCAGTTTGGTCCAGACCGTCCCGGCGGCCAACAGCCTGGGGACCTCCGGACAGGAGCTGAACGGCGGAACCTTGGCGGGCACGGCTACCCTGGTCTTCCAGGTGATCGGATTCGCGCAACGCCCGGACAACACTCCCGCTGCGGCTTACAACAAGGTCTTGGTCACGTTCAACGTGCATCAATTCCTTAGCGTGGGAACCCTCGGAGTGTAAGTCCCGAAACAAAGGAGAACGATCATGGTTATTACAAGCGGTTCTTTCGCCCTGGATTTGTGGCCAGGGATCAACAAGCATTACGGGGATGCGTACAAGCAATACCCCATCGAATATCTGGATATTTTCCAGAAAGAAACGTCCAACAAGGCGTTTGAGCGGGATGTGCAGACCACGGGATTCGGCCTGGCGGCCATCATGCCGGAAGGTGAAAGTGTCAGTTACGACACGGCGAGCCAGGGATTCCACAAGGACTACACGCACGTGCAATACGGCCTGGGATTCATCATCACCCGGATCATGGTGGAGGACGATCAATACCAACGGGCGTCCAAGACCCGCGCGCAGGCGCTGGCCTTTTCCATGCGCCAGACCAAGGAGATTCTGGGGGCCAACGTGTTAAACCGGGCCTTCAACGCCAGCTACACCGGCGGAGATGGGGTGGAATTATGCTCCTTGGTCCATCCTAACGGCGGCGGGGCGGGCGGAACCTGGCAGAATATGCTGACGGAATCCGCCGACCTGTCGGAAGCCGCGCTGGAACAGGCGTATATCGACATCGGCTCCTGGACCAACGACCGGGGCTTGAAGATCAGCATCCAGCCGTTGCGCTTGATCATTCCCATCAATTTGAAATTCGAAGCCGACCGGATTCTGAAGAGCAACCAGCGCGTGGAAACGGCGGACAACGACATCAACGCGATCAAGGCCGCCAACATCTTCCCGCAAGGAGCCTTCGTGAATCATTACCTGACGGACCCGGATGCCTGGTTCATCATCACCAATTGCCCGAACGGCTTGAAGTATTTCGAGCGGGAACCGGAGCGTTTCGGGGTAGACAACGATTTCGACACGGATAACGCCAAATACAAGGCGACGTTCCGTTGCAGCTTCGGTTGGACGGACCCGCGCGGCATCTTCGGATCGCCGGGAGCTTAGGGGCTTCCCCGTACCAGCGGGGATTGACTGGCGGCGCGGGAGCCGGTCCCTCCCTTCCGCCTTCCGCGCCGCTGCCGAATCTCATTCGAGAAAAGGTGGTTGATCATGGCTGGAACTCACTTCAAAAGCATGGTGTATAGCATGGGTACGCCCCTCACGGCGGGAGGAATGCCAGCTATTTCCGGAAAATGGTTCTTCGTACATCCGGTCCGGGGGCTGGATTCCAATTCCGGAAAAGACATCAGCCATCCCCTGAAGACCTTGAGCAAGGCCTACAGCCTGTGCACAAGCGGCGCGGGGGACGGCATCTGCATCATCAGCTCGGACACAGGCACATCGGGCTCTACGACGGTATACGAAGAAGCCGTCCTCGATTGGGCCAAGTGCGGAATCACGGTGTGGGGCATGTGCGCCCCCGTGGTATTCGGACACCGGGCGCGGATCGCCAACAAAAGCACAGCCACAGCGCTCCCGTATATCCTGGACGTGCAGGGGCATAACAACGCGTTCTACAACCTGCAGATCGCCAATTGGGGCACGAATGCGGCCTGCCTATCGGCCGTCAAGGTCTCCGGGGAGCGGAACGCATTCATCAATTGTTCCATTGTAAACGGCGGACAATTGACGGCGGCCAAGGTGCGGGATTTATGGCTTACGGGCAGCGACAATACGTTTAAGCAATGCACGTTCGGCACATCCACGGTCATCCGCAACGTGGCCACGGCGGCCAATGTCATGTTCAACGGAGCCGGGTCCACCAATTGTCAGGACAACTATTTCGAGGATTGTTATTTCAAGATGTTGTCCGCAAACGCCAGCGCGGGATTTATCCGGTCTGAATCGGGGGCATCCATGAGCGGCATCAATGTATTCAACCGGTGCCTGTTCGTGCAGCCGCCAGGGGGCGGGGCAACGATCTCCGATGTCGTGATCGGCACGGAACCCACAACCGAACGGGGAGTCCTCGCCTTTTTTGGCTGCGGGACAATCAACGTGGCGGACAATTCCGACTGGACATCCCGGCATTGGGTGTCCGCTCCGGCTTCCGCGTCCAATGGAGCGGGTGGCATTGGTCAATTGATTGTGTAAACCGGTTTGGATTCCGGGGGTCTTCACCGGCCCCCGGGAATCCGAATCCTGCCAAAGGAAAGCCCGATGAAACGAACCGCGATCGTCCTTTTGCTTCTATCCTGGGTATCCCTGGCCCAGGGGCAAACCCCTCCCAACCGGGTGCTGCCCTGGTTCGAGGAACGGATCGACTCCCTGTATTACATCGTGTTAGGGACGCCCAAGGTGGCGGAACATGGAGTGAATGGCGCGATCATCGCACCCGCCACGGTCTATGTAACCGAATTGCTTCCAGTTCCCGAAGGCACGGAATTCGCCGAGGTCACGATCCGCAGCGGATCGGAATCCGCCACCATCCTCAGCGCCAGTCAGGTTTCCGGCGCGATCGGGGCGGATTTCATCCAGGATATCACTCTGGCCTATTTCACCCGGGCTTATGACGCCCGGTTGTTCGGATTGGACATTCAGAATGACCGGTTTTCCGGAAACGTCCTGTTGCATATATCGGATACGATCTATGACGCATCCGGCAAGGTCGAACGCCGGGTTTTTCAGCCCGTGAATGGAAGTGCGGGAGATGACCGCCCCCTGAACGCGTGGGGAACATACCGCTTCCCGTTCCGGGCGGGATACCTGGTGTTCAAGTTCTCCACTCCGCCGGATCCGCTGATCGTGAACCGGATCGGCCAATTCCTCTCGGTCCGCTTTATCCGGAGTTTCCGGCCGTGAGTTACAAACCCGGCGACCCATGGGGAATTTGCCCCCGCTGCGGATTCCGGTACCGCTTGAGCGCATTCCGGGAGGAATGGACCGGACAACGGGTCTGCGGCCGTTGCTGGGACGCCAAACATCCGCAATTGGATGTCCAGGGGGTGATGGAACCACCCGCCCGCCTGGACATTCTTCCGGAACCGCCGGTCAAAGAAGTAGCTCCTGGGGAAATCACCCCGGAGCAATTGTAAGGAGGAGCATCATGCGCAAAAACCGGAAATACCAGGAAGAAATTCCCGTGGAACCCGCGGCTCCCTCCCATCCCGATCCCCAGCCCGACGTTCCGCCGGAAAATCCGGACCCTCCCCGTCCGGAAGAACAGGAATTCAACCGGGACCGGGATTGACAGGAGGACGCCGTGGCCACCTCGGGATCGAATGACTTCAATATGACGCGGGACGAAATCGTTTCCGCCGCCTACCGGAAGATTCAGGTCTACCGGTCCGGGGAAACCCTGTCGGCGGAGGAGTTATTCGACGGCTGCGAGGCCTTGAACGTCATGATCAAGGCCTGGCAGAACAAGGGCATTTGCGTATGGCTGAATCAGGAAATCGCGGTCTTCCTGCAAAAAGGGAAATCCTGCTATTTCCTGGGGCCGGATGGCGACGCCGCCACCGCCCGGTTCACCACCGGATCGCTGTCCAAGGGATCGGACCCCGGGGATTATTGGCTGCATGTGGATTCCTCGGAAGAAGTCCAGGACGGAGATTGGGTGGGATATGAGCAGCCCGACGGCTCGCTGGCGTGGAGCCAGGCGGCCTACGGCGAAGAGAGCGCGGACGGGATCGCGCTGGAGCAAAGCACCAATTTGGCCGATCCCTTCCTGGCCATCAACGGATCGACGGCGTCCGGCGGGACGGCCCGTTCCGGATTGACCCGCCGGGTGACCTTGTATTCCCAACACGACAACAGCGCCGCCGGATTCCGGATCACCGGACTCAATTACATCGACGAAGAAGCCGAGGAATTGGTGGCCGGTCCCTCCGCCGGGGAAACGGTATCCTCGGTTTCCTATTTCAAAACCGTAAGTTCCATTGAAGCCCTGAGGGCCTGGGGAATCCATGTGATGGCGGGTTGGGGGAAGGTATACGAAGCCTACCACCAAAACGATCCCGTCATCCCCATCACGGGGACGATCGCCTCCCCGCTGGCCGGGGGCGCCGTGATCTACGCCTTCACGGAAAAAATCCGGCGCCCGCTTGAAATCATCGAGGCCCGGTATCATTACCGCCATGGAACCGATGTTCCGCTGCACATTGTGGATGCGGAGCAGTATAAGCGGATCCCCAATAAAAACGCCTACGGGAAAGCTGTGGAGGTTTATTACGATCCGCAATTGAACCATGGCGCGTTGTACGTATGGCCTGTCAGCCAGACGGTCCGCGACTGGCTGGTGCTCACCGTGAAGATTCCGGTGGATGACCTGGACAGCGTCGTGGACAATGCGCAATTCCCGCCCGAATGGCTGGAAGCCTTGATTTACAATCTCGCGGAGCGATTGGCTCCTGAATTCGGCCGTGCGCCCACCCTGGAAGTGAAGACCCGGGCGTATGAATCATTGCAAGAGGCCATTCAGGCAGACCGGGGGACATTGCCGTACCGGTTTGCGCCCAATCTGAAACCGTATCAATGAAAAGATCATGCGCATCCCTTTTTTATTGGGTCATTTCGAGGGACCGTCCGTCAATGCCAACGCGCAGCAGTTGGTGAACCTGTATTTCGAAAAAGACCGGACCGGAGGCCGGGACGCCCATATCGGGTTTCCCGGCCTCTTGTATGTGGATTATGTACCCGGAAACGTCTTCGGGGCGATCGAGGAGATGTCCACCAACCGGGAGATCCGGGGGATGTTGGTTTCCGGAGGGTTCCTCTATGTGGTCTGCGGGAATTATGTCGTCCGCTACAACGAGGCGATGGAGAAATCCCTGGTCAGCACCTTCGTGATGCAGCGGGATTCCGGCCCCGTAACCATGGCGGCGTACAAGGCCAGCGGCAACGAATACATTATGATCGCCGAAGGGGTGGACCGCACGGCCTATCTTTACGACGCGGTCCGGGAGCGCTGGACGAAGCTGACTCCGGATGACCATGGATTCATGGGGGGGCTGGATTGTACGTACATCGACGGATTTTTTGTTTCCGCCGCCGTGAATTCCACGTTTTTTTATTACAACAGCTCGGAAACTTTTGATCCTCTGGTTTGGGAATTGACGGACCAAATCGAGGTACGCGCCCAAAGCGGAAACATCAAGCGGATCCTTAACATGCGGAGGGCATTGTGGGTATTCAAGGAATTTTCAACGGAGGTGTATTACAACGCCTCCGATGCCGATATGCAGTTCCGCAAAATGCCGCAGGGAGACCTGGATGCCGGGTGTGCTTCCACCCACAGCGTGGTACCGTTGGATAACAGTGTTTTCTGGTTGACTCCAGAACGCAACATTGTAAGAGCCGCTGGATATATCCCGCAAATCGTGAGCACCCCCCAGGTCTCCCACCGGCTTTCGGAATACGCACGGGTTGATGACGCCCTGGCGTTCGGGTATCTGGACCGGGGGCGGGGATTCTATCAGATCACGTTCCCCTCCGCGAATGAAAGCTGGTGCTACGATCTCAGCACCGGAATCTGGTCCAAGCGGGCGAGCTACCAGGATGGGTATGAATATGTATCGGAAGATGGACGGCACCGCGCCAATGCGTATGCGTTCTTTAACCACCGGCATTACATAGGCGATTTCAGCAATGGCCGGTTGTATCTTCTGGATCACGACACTTACACGGACAATCTGCACCGCATCCGGCGGGTCGGCGTAGGGGTTCCGCTTTTGAACGACGCCCGGAATTACAGCATCGATTCCCTGGAGATCGAATTCGAATCGGGTACGGGATTGACCGCGCTCTCCCAGGCGGACCCGGATGCCATCGCGGAATGGCAGCAGGTCTTGGTGGAACCCTACGAATTTGTGCTGAACGGCGTTCTCAGCCCGGATGGCACGGCCGATTTAGGATCGGCCCGGCACGTGACCTTGACTTCGGATGATTACGAGGGGGATGCCAACTTCACCATCGAGGGCACAGACCGTTACGGGGAGCCGTTGACCGAAGTGATCCGGGGTCCCAGCGCAGAGACCGTGGAAGGGGTGGAAAACTTCCAGACCGTTACCCGCGTTTCCTCCACGATGCCCACCAATGGGCACATGACGGTGGGGACCGCCCCGGGATGGAAGCCGGGGAAAGATCCCCAGGCCATGTTGCAATGGAGCAAGGACGGCGGGCACTCCTGGTCGTATGAACTGTGGCGGACCATCGGGAAAATTGGAGAATACGGAACACGGGTGCGGTGGAACCGGCTGGGGGTTTCGTCCAGCCGCCTCTTCAAATTGACAATCACCGATCCGGTGAAAGTGGTCATTTTGGGGGCCTATTTTGAAGGGAAAGCGAGTAACGGCTGATGGTCGAGGTCAGGAAACTGGTATTGAAACCATTGCCGCAAGACCCTTTGGTCGATTCGAAGACCGGAGAAATGAACGCGTCATGGCGGGTATGGTTTGATGATTTGCGGTATATTTTCATCCCCCAGGAAGAATCCGAGGAAAAATTCGCTCCCGCCGTGCACGGGCATACTTCGGAGGAAGACGGCGGGGTGTTGGATCTGCAAGTGATCGTCCCCAGCCTGGGAACCGTTCCGCAAATTCCTTTGATCAGCCCGGATTTGTGGCAGGCGTATCACGACGACATGTTCGGGGATTCGTATGAATACCAGCAATATGTAACGTACCGGCAGTTCCAGAATCATTACCTGCCCTTCGTGGTGAATCAATTGATTTCCTTACTGGAGGAAGCGGGAATCATTCAAGTCTCGCGGGCGGATCAGTTGACGTATCCTCCCGGGGATAATTGGGTGTTGTCCCGGACCGCCACGGAAAAAGATTACCCCCGTTACGCCTTCGACGGCTACGCGGACGGCATCTAAAGGAGACCGCTCATGGAACCGGAAACGGATATTTTGATCCGGCTGGCGCAGCCCCAGGACCTGGAAACGCTCGGGCTGATGACGGTCAGGTTTTGGGTCAATGAGGAATTGTACCGCCACGGGATAGGCATCAACAATTTGAATGTGATCCAGACTTTGAGGGCTCTCCTGGAAAACGGCCAAGGGGTGATCGTCGTCGCCGAAAAAGAGGGAATATTGATTGGATTCATCGCGGGAGTGATCACTCCCTGGTGTGCGAACTACCAACAACGCATCGTGCAGGAATTGATCTGGTGGGTCAATCCGGAAGACCGGGGCACGCGGGCCGCATACCAGATGATGAACAAGTATGAGGAAGAAGCCCGGAATCAAGGATGCCATTTTTCGATCATGGGCACGCATGATGCGCCGAACGAAGAGCGTTTGATTCAGTTTTATGAATCCTGCGGATTCCGGCATTTGCAATATCAGATGATAAAGGAGATTTGATCATGCCGGTATTTTCGATCATGAGCGGGAAAGCGGCCAAAAAGGGAGCCAGCCGGGCGGACCAGTTGCTGTGGGAACAATACCAGCAAATCCGCGCGGATTTGGCCCCCTGGACAGGGGCTGGGGCGCAAATGATGCAAGCCTTCGCGCAAAAATCGTTGGCCGGACCGGGACCGTTTACGGCTTCTCCGGGATACGAGTTCCGGCAAAAGGAGGGGCAACGGGCATTGAATGCCGTATATTCCGGAGCGGGCGCGCTGGGCAGCGGGGCGCACAAGAAAGCCCTGCTGGAATACGGGCAAAATTTCGCTTCCAATGAATACGAGAAATTTTTGAATAGATTCTATGCGTCTCTGGCCCCGTTGCAATCCGGCGCGTTGATGGGGCTCAACGCCCAGGGATTGGTGGCCAACGCCGGAATGCAAGCCGCCATGGGCCGGGCGCAAGCCGCACAGAACAAAGCGAACGCGGAGGCGGCGATGTGGGGCGGCATCGGTTCCTCCCTGGGGACGATCGGCGGATTGGCCATGGGGGGATATTTTGAACCCGGCCTGAATACCCTGTTCGGAAGCGGCGGCGGCGGGGCGAGTTCCTTCGGTGCGGCCTCCGGATTGGGAGCGTTGCAAGATTTTGGTTCCGAAATTCCCGGAGCGGGGGGAATCCGTTCGCTGGGCAACCAACTCCCGTGGTAAGGACACGATATCATGGCTGAATCTTCTTTCATACAAGGATTGCTGGGAGGACTCGAATTCGGGCAACGCGCCCGGGAAGGCCGCATCCGCCAGCGGATCAATGAATACATGCTGGAGAATTACCCCCGGATGCTGGAGCAGCAATACCAGATCGGGGAGGCCCAATTGGGGGCCATGCGCACCCAAGGGGAGACCGCCAAGATCATGAAGGAATATCTGCCCTCCCGGCTGGAGTCCGAAAAAATCATCAACGAAGCTGCGGTTTCCACGGCGAAAGAAACCGCCCAAACCTCGTTGGATATGCTCAAAGATCAGGCGGCCATGATTCGGGCCGACCGGGAAAAATACGCCCAGCGCATCCAAAACATGTTGGATCAGGACGAATTGAACTTGAACATGGCGAAGCTGCAAATGAATTATTTGCCCCGCTATCTCGAGGACAACCAAAAGAAAATGGGGTTGATGTTGGCGGATTTGGAACTCCAGGTCAATGCCAATCGGTACGTCTTGAACAACATGATGCAAATGGACGAAGTGAACAAAGCCGTGACCCTGAGCGATGCGAACACCAAAATCGCCATAAACAACGCCGCCCGCGTAAACGCCGTTCTGGAATCCGTAACCCAGGCCATTCCCGCGATTAACAGCGCCGGGGCGGCGGCGCAGTTTTTGAATTCCCTGCAACGGACATACGGCATTTCGGATGACGCGATTCAGCGCATTATTCCTCCCCCCAATTTGGAATGGGATCAACAAGGGGAGTTGGGGAGGGCGGAATTGCAGAATTGGAAAACCAATATCCTGGGGGCTTCCTTGGATTTGACCTGGCAAGTGTATCAATCCCTCCAAGAGAAAGGGGCCCCTCCCACTATGCTGGATGCGATGTTCGGCAAACCGGGCCGTTCAACCGGCGAGGGGGATTTGATCGGGGCTTCTTCGGCCTTGGCCAATTGGTCCAAGGCGGAAAACTTGGCCCGGGAGATGTACCGTTTGGATCATCCCGAAGCCTCTATCGACGAATTGACTGGGAAATTCCTAGGTAATAGCGAAGAGGATTACCAGAAGAACCGGCAGCAGTATATGGATAAAGCCATCGATGTCATGCGGAAGGATGTGCAGCGGTTCCGGTACGGCGGGGCGGGGGTTTCTCAAGAAATAGGGACCGGGGAAATGATCCCCGGATGGGAGAGCCATGATAAGCAAAAATTGCTGGGTTACAGGGAAACCATCCCGGATCAGGGTGCCCGGAATTTAGCCCAACGGATTTTGTTGGGGATTCAGGCCCGGGACGTGAATTCGACCGTGGATGATCTTATGAAAATCCTGGATTACGACGGGCAGGAAGATATGCCGTATATCGCCGCCGCCGAATCCTTTTTGAATGAAAGAGAAAAATCCAATGATAAAGCAGACCAGGAATTTTACAAAAATGTAGAAAAGGAAATTTCCAGACGGGCGCAAAGGGCGAATAGACTTCCGGTTCCCGGGGCTACTGGATATTCCGATAGCGACCTTCTCCCTTCGCGCCCCTATCGCACCGAAAGGCCGGAATGGCAGGCATTGCCCCTAAGCAAGCCGGATTACCGGTACCAGGAATCGAGTTTCCGCGCGCCCGCTACAACCCGGCCCTCGATGAGGGCCATTGGCAAGAAAGATCTCACCGTGCACGAAATCAATGAATATTTGAGGAAGTTGGATGAATTCATAAGCCAGTTCGATAGGCGGAACGCTTGGGAAACAAAGCGAGATTAACTATGCCGATCAACTTGAAAGATCTTCGCAATAATCTTACGCTCCCCTCTTCCCCTACTCTGAATGAGGCGGACAAATTCGAGCGCCATTTGGATATTCAATCGCAATTGCGGGGGATTAGGAACCAGGAGGAAATGTATTCCCTCACCCGCTCGCTTCTCAAAGGGATTTATCAAACCGGAGGGATGGCGGCGGGCGCAATTGGGATGGCGGGCTCGGCGTTGGGATTCGAGGGGCCCAAGGAATGGGGATACGAAACATACAAGCGGTTGGACCGGAAGGCCCGGGAATATCCCACCCTGGAAATGTCGGATATCCCGGAAGGATGGAAAACCCCATTGCGGGCCGGGCAGTACGCCACGGAACAATTTTTTATCAATCTGCCGTATTTATTGGTATCCCTATTTTCGTATGGGGCGGGTTCCTCTTTATCTCCCTTGGCTACCCTGGGAGGAGGGAAGATTCTGGGGAGCAGGCTGGCGGAAAAGGTGTTCGCCCGGGCGGTTTTGGGAAAGACCGGTATTGTCCTTTCCACCGCCGCCTTGGAAGGCGGGGGGAATTGGGCGGAAGTCATGGACCGCCACAAGGACAATCCGTTATCGGCGATTTCGACGGGAATGCTGGCCGGGGCTATCGAAATTGCGGGCGGCAACATGCGGTGGTTTGAAAAGGTTCTGGGGAAAAGGGAGGCGGGCAGATTGTCCCGGACCCTGGATCGGATGTGGAATAAATTGGGCCGTGACCGCTTGCCGGACGTCCGGGATTTAAGCCAGTTGCGCCAAGCGGTCATTCTGGCATTAAAGGCTCCCCCGGAAGAATCTGTCCAAGAGGCTTTGCAGGAAATTCTCTCGATCACCAATGTGGCGCTCAATGATCCCACATTTGAAACCTGGACGACGGAAAGCGCCAATCGGATATTGGAGTCCGCGGCGGGAGGCGCGGCGGCATCGGTCATTTCGGCTCCCGCTGGATATGCCTCCGGACGGCTGACGGGCCGGATTCTTCCTGCGGACGCCGTGCGGGAGATGTTGCAAGGGAAAGACAAATCGTACTTGCTCGCCACGGCCAAGAAGAATTTGGAGGACGCCCAGAATTTCCCCGATAGCGACGGATCATTCCAGGTCGCCTTTTTGGCCATGAATGAATTGGCCAATCAATTGATCGGGAAAGGCAGGTCCCCCAAACAACGGCAAGTAGCCAATCTGCGGAGATCATTGCTGACCTATGCGCAGACCCCGCAATCCCCGCAGGACCGGTTAAGGAATTACAATCAGATTTACAGCGCGTTGCAGAACTATATTCAATCATACCGGAAGCGTAAACCCGGGCCTCCGCCTCCCCCTGCCGCTCCTCCCGGGCCACCCACCCCGCCCGGAACACCTCCCGGGACGCCGCCTGTGGCCCCTCCCGGAACGCCGCC